ATCCATGCTGAACAAGGAGATTAATGCTGCCCTACGTATGCCACCTGCAAGTACTGCATCTGCAATGTAACACATAAGATCATGCACTTCGACTGTAGTTAGGTTACGTCCTAGGGCATTGTCTAGCACCTTAGTTAGTTGGTGAATGCAATCCTTCAATGGCTGAGGGCCAGGTGCCTTACCACCGGAGGTAATTAACATTGCACCCTTGGGGCGTATGTCACGGTAGTCAAAGTCTACTTGCATCTGCCCACTAAAGTAAGACTCCATCAGTACCTTCACTGCATCTGCCCATCCTTCGATGTTGTCGGACACTAGGAACCTACGCTTACGTTTTTTAGGGCCACGTACTTCGGGTAGCTGTGTAACATGGTGACGCTGCACTGAGTAGCCTACACCTGTGCCACCTAGTAGTAGGAACATAGTCTCACTAAAGGCTTCTATCTCTGACACTGGCAAGTAGGCACAGTTAAAGATACGGTTAGGTGCTAGCTCTATAGGTGCACCACCGAATTGTAGTGAACGCATAGAGGGTAATACTTTCTTCTCATACACAAACTTGTAAGCACTATCAATCTCTTCCACCATATGAGGATACTTGCGCTTATGCATATTCATATTACGGGTGACTAACTCTTCCCAAGTCTCACGCCTTTGTAGTTCTGGTACATACTTAGCGTACTTAGAGAAGACTGTTATATCACTTAGTATTTGGTTGGATGTTTCCATTGTCTGTCCTGTTATTTATAGGGCTGTATAGTTATACTGATTTAAGTACAAATGTCAAGACTTATTTAATTTAATACTAGCTGAGCACCTAAGATTAGTATAAGCAGTGCTGTCATAAAATGTTCCATTATGTATTTCCTATGTCAAAGTTCTTCATGAAGTGTTCCATCTTACTCTCGTAGGTGTATGCAAACTTATGCTCTGTCAGCCAGTCTTCCATGCATCTACGTGTACCATCCTTACGTTTCTGTGCTCCTGGTAATGATACGTTCTCTGAGTGCAGTACAAATACTATGACTGCCATAGGGTTAGACTTGCGTACATGAAGGTACTTGTCCATTTCATGCCGTGTTCTGAATCGCCCCTTTACCTCGAACCATACGTTACCCATAACACCATCGGGTGTGTACTTCCTATTCTCTACAACCTCATAGTCCACCTTTATGGGTTCGTAGTCTACGTCTTTCATTGGCCCTACTGAGAACAATCTAAACTCTAACCATGATCGGTAGGGCTTAGGCTGGTCACGGTTCATAGCTAAGTAATCGCTCCATGTTTGGTAAGGCTCTGGTGGTATGGCCTTACAGTTAACACCACAGGTCTTGCCTAAGATACTAGCCGTTACCTTCCGGTGCTTAGGTTTCTTTTCCTTCTTGAATGGATACCTCATAGACTCTCCAACAATTTATTAAGATACCATTTAGCTTTCTCAATGTTAGTACGTACATCTTGCTTACGGTTTGCCCTCCATGTGTACTTGATGTTGTTGCCCTTACAGAAGCCTTGGAACTCTTCCTCTGTAAGAGCAGCTTGGATAGCGTCAATGCACTCAATACCACTGACACCCTCTGCCTTGTAATGATTAGGATGGTTAACCAAGTCCTCCAGTGCATCATCTAAACTATCCACTATGAAGTTATCTTCTACCAAGTCCTGTTCTGTTTGCATACTAGTCGTCCTCCACTATGTCCATTACTTTACCTAGCATACAGGCTAACTGACTTATATGCTTTGTAATACGCTGCTTGTCTTCCTTCCAATCCTTTACTGACTGAGCAAACTTATTATCATTAGTAAAGGTTTCTATCCAGTAATCTTTAAGTTCTACCTCGGTGTGTAGATGGGCTATTATCTCTTCTAGATCTTCTATCCTCCTTTGTTGTCCTTTGCTCATTAACCTTCCCCTTCACACTTAGTGTTGAAGTCTAGGGTGATTACATTACCTGACTTGCTAGTGATGATAGGCTTAGCTTTCTCTTCCTCTTGGTCTTCTGTTAGGCCTAGACTCTCCAGCATTTCCTCCGTGTACTCACATAACTGGTCATCAATGTCAGGATTATCTATGCAGAACTGCGTCATTGCTGCCATCTTATATGCTAAGAACATTAGCTGTGAGTGGGTATCATCATCAGCATCTGGCATATGGTTACTGAACACTGATACTTGAACGTCACCTAGCCACTCTTCCCCCTCTTCAATAGAGGGACGCATGATAACTCCGAAATCATTCTCCGACATATCAATCATTACACTGCTACCTCTTCTATGTGTATGTAGTTAACCATTGCAGGAACCTTTGCCTTTGATGGTATGGATGCTCGTTCTACTAAGGTATCCCAACACTTATACTTATGTTGACAGAAGCCACACTCAATGCCTAGCTTTAGGTTACCTGTCTCTACCTTACGGAACACTTCCTTTACAGGCTCATAACACCGCTCGAAGGAATCGTTGTCTACTATACGGTCAGCCTTAGCTTCTAGTATAGCAAGCTCAGCCTCCATATCTATACCCTCTGAGGTGATAAACTTGAACTGACCATTGGCCTTGTTAATAACAATCCAACCTCCAGCATCTAAGCCTAACGCCCTACTGTACCCTACTAACTGCCCTACATAACCAAATGAATCATGGTCTTTTACAGTAGCAAAGTCTATCCACTTGTTAGTATAAGCCCAAGGACTACAGGATTTTATATCCCACACAGCACCATCAATGATTAGGTCAGGTGTACCATTGATAACGTGCTTACCTAAGTTGAGCTTCAAGTGCTCACCATCCTGCCATATTACACCAGCCTCAGTGAGGATACCTTTCATAATCGCTTCTACAAGATCACCGAGAATCATGTTAATTAAGAAGCTGTTGGGAAACGGTAAAGCATCTGTTGGCTGGTTCTTATCAAACCAAAGCTGGCAATAAGAACGACCTATGTTTGACATACGTAATCTAAAGTCTGGATTGCGCTTGTCTACGAGTTGCTTTTCTAAAGCTAATTTAACATCGTTAACCATGAAGTCAAGGACAGGGCGGCTCATACCACCCTTCCCTGCCACTACACTATTAAGATATTTTTGTACCATTAATTCGTGTATGTTCATGTTTACTCCACATCTATAAACTCATTAACTAATTCTTCATCAGCACTGTCTAAAGTTTCTACTGCCTTAGCGGTGAACTCTTGGTTGATGTAGTCATTGTACTGAGTAATCCATTCCGAACTGTTGCGGTGCATCTGTAGTACGTGGTCTGTGATAGACAGGTCAGAAGAATAATCAACATCTACTTTAGGTACAAAGTAAGACTGACCATTATTCATTTCACGTTCTAGTGCTGTTACATTTACTTTGAACTGGATGAAAGAACGGTTACGCTTAACAATCTCTTTGAATACATCACCCAAAGTCTTGTATGCCTCACGGTTATCTACTTCCCAAATGAATGGTGTAGTCTTAACCACTATATCATCACCCTTCTCATTGACAGGGCTGACCATATCAACCTCACCAAACAGTACACGTACACGCTTCACTGACTTAATTAAATCCTTCATCTTGTCAGGTACTGCGTTCCAATCTTCAATGAATCCTGCTGGCTTACCGCAGTTAAACCCTCCGTCAGTATCCTTAAGATCTACGTTAAGGTTGTCAGACATTAACGTTTTAACATAGCGACTGTTAGCAGGGTCACTGATGTAACGCTTATACATAAACGACTGCATAAAGAATCTTACGTTAGCCTCTTGTGCATATGCGAAGGTTCCATCTGCCTGTTCTAAACGGTACTGCCCTGCCTCTACTACCTCCATCTTCTTCTTCTTGCCGTCAATATCAACGACACCCATCAATGGGGTATGCCACATACGTAGACGAGGTAAGGTGTTCTTAGAACCGCCACCACCTGTCTCATTGGACATACCTGTTAGGCGCATCAACTCTTCTTGACTTACTTGGTTTAAAGCTACTTCACTCATACTCGTATTCCTCTTTGCTATTAGCAATCTACTTGATCTAACCAATTGTTTCCCATCTTAGCTTCCAAAGATAGAGGTAAGTTAAAATCTATGTTCCACAAGTCGTTGACTGTGGCTACTAACTTACTCTCTACCTCTACGACTACCTCTAACATAGCCTCTTTCTCCGAAGGGTGTACATCTATTACCATACTATCATGTACGGTGTTAACAATGCAAGATACTAAACCTCTCTTCTTCATTACATTCTCCATCATCAGCAGTGCAACAGGCACTATGTCTGCCGTAGCAAACGACTGAACAGGATAGTTTTTAATCATGGTAAAGTTTGTAACAGTACCATCCTTCCTTCTTGCCACATCAGGGAAAGCAAACTGCCTACCCGAAGGTGTTGTAATCTTTCTCTCGGACAAAGCCTCTGTTGCTAGACGCTTGTGCCACTCACATATGCCACGGTACTTGTGCATGAAGTGAGTATAATACTCTGCCTCTGCAGGGGTACGACCATAGCCGGACGCTCCATACAACGGGGCAAAGGTGTGCATCTTAGCAGTCTGCCTACCTATAACCTGACCTGCAGCAGTTATAATGTCAGCAGTGTATTGGTGCACATCAAATCCTTCAATGACTTCCTTGATAGCTACCTTGTCCTGAGATAGGTAGGCTGCTACACGGAACTCTAGCTGTCCAAAGTCAGCCTCCATAATCTTACCACCAGACCAACGTGATATGAACACACGCTTTACTGGGAACGTACCACCCCTAGGCATATTCTGCATATTAGGATTACGTCCTGACAGTCTAGCCGTAGATGTTATGTGCTGTGTTAGCTGTACGTGTAGCATACCATCAGCCTTAGTGAACTTCTCTATGCCACCTACAAAGGATGATAGGTATGACTCAACAGCGTTAAGCCTACGCAGCTTAGCTAAGAAATCTCCCTCACGTACCTTGCCTAAACTCCTAGACTTAGCCTCTAGTGTCTCCAGTATACCCTTGCCTGTACTAAAGCCACTAGCACTAGCCCATGTTGCCTTGGGTGGAGAGAACTTAAGACCTGCAACTTCCTTAGTGTTCTTTAGGGTATAGCCTTGACGGTTACATTCCTTACAGATGTTCTTGTTCTTACGTGCTACTCCCTTCTTAGTAAGTAGCTGAACCATACCTGTACCACTACACATGAAACACTTAGCTGCCTTAGTCTTATATACAATCTTAGTCATAGACCCCATAGCAGTCTTAAACGCAGAGTCACTCATGAATGCGTTAACACTCACGGCCCATTGCTTCTTGTCTACAGGCTTACGAGAGAAGACCAATGCAGATAACTGCTCAGGTGAATTGATATTGAGAGGTGTATCCCCCATCAGTTCCTCAACAAACTCCATTAACTCTTCACTTAGAGTTGCCCTCTCTTCCTCAAACTCCGTCTTTACTTTGTTTAACTCTACTAAGTCTACCTTGATGCCTCGCTTATAGATCAATGCTAATTCATAGCAGGTATCCATAGTAAGATCTAGCACTGACTTCATACTACTGTTCTCTTCTGTAGTAAAGCGTTCCATCTGTTTCTTGTAGACACCAAGAGTGGAGCGCAAGTCGTAGCGTAGGTACTCGTCCAACTCGTCAAAGGGAATGTCCTTTGTAGATGTACCAGACTTCCAGTAGTCAGACATAGTATCTAGCTTCTGCTCTTCCAACTGGTACTGGGCAGATACAAAGCCTAAGTTGAGTGGGGACTTGATACCCTTGTTAAGTATGTACTCACCCAACATAGTGTCGTATATCTTACCTTCATACTTAAAGCCACACTCCCATATCCACGTAAGGTCATGCACTGCATTGTGACAGATCAGTAGGGTGGTATCATCCAGTATGTTCTGAGTGATGGTGTCCCCATTTACTGTGGCTGGTTCATCTGAATGGGTGAAGGTGACTACAATTTCATTATCATTGAAGCCCTCTTCAAACAACATACCGATCATAACCAATTCATTCTCCGCTTCAAACGGGTCAAAGTGCTGCTTACCATCCCTCTTACAGGTGGTATTCTCTACGTCTAATACTGTAATCATAACTCACCTCTAATATATTTAATGGCTCTCTCCAGCCTTGGTACGCTGTCGTTGAATACCCCCAATGACCTGTTGCAACTGTGACATAGCCACCCTCTAAAGGTGTCGGTACTATGGTCATGGTCTAAGGCCCACGCACTAGACTTAACTCCACCCTTACCTTGCGCCTCTGTCTCACTACATAAGCAAAGGGGACACTGATACCCCACAGGTGGGTTGCCGTGTGCTTCCCTTAGTCCCTTGCGTACCTTAACACCGTAGTTTAAACACGGCCTACACTCAGGGCGAAGATAGCCCCCTCCATTAGCAGGGCCAAAGGAAGATAAGGCTAGTATCTTTGAACACTTAGAACATACCTTAGTGTCCTGCCCACCTAGGTACTGGTCGGAACCATAGGAGTCTATCCAATCCTGAAATAAATCCCCTTGGTCAAACTCCATACCTTGCAATCCTTCCATCCAGCATACAAGTAACCTTGCCATGCCATCCAGTTAGTTTGTTCTTGGTTATATTGATGTGACGCATGGGGTCTTCCATCGTATCATCTTCACCAATAGTAGGGTTCTTAGCTATCAGTAACATAAGGT